AGGGTTGGATTGTTTACACCATTTAAAACAAATACGTTAACCCCACCTTCATTTGAAACAGTTACAGCAAAATTAAGAGTACTTGCTACAGCTAGTATCTCGTTGCCCATAGCATTGCCGTGTGCGGTGCAGTAATATCTGACTGGTGCGTTTGCTGCTTCTCCAAGGGTAAGAGTTATGCTTGCTCCTGCTTGTCCTTCTGTTCCATTTACCACAACTCCCGAAGTATATGTAGTACCTTCTAAGTTTTTGAATCTAAATGGATGTCCAGAGTTAGAACTGTCGCTTACATCAAAGACATATGTGCGCCCTTCTACAAGTGTTAATTTAGGAGCTGTTGCACCATCTATAAGAAACTTATTAACTCCACCTATGTTTGCAACAGTCACAGTATAATTGTGTGATTGTAATTCTTCAACATCTCCAAAAGCAGAACCAGTAAGACTTAAAGATGTTAGAGATCCAGTAGCCCCACCAGTTGCAGTAGTTGCATTAATTGAAGTTGATGCCGTGACTGCAGGAGATGCTATATTTGCTTTACCATTAAAGGTCAATGCAGCTATACTTGTAGAGGCTGATACTGCAGTAACTGCAAAATTTCCTGGACCTGCAGCACTGATAGAACCTAATGCTCCAGTTGCTGCTACACTTCCTAATGTACCTGTGAAAAGCCCTGTACTAGTAAGTGATCCAAGCGCACCTGTTGCTGCAACACCAGTAAGTACCTCATTTACACCAGAGTCCTCGGTTGCACCAATCGGATCTCCTGCAATCGTAGAATGACTAGGCATTCACTTATCCTTTATTGATTATTGCCACTTTGGTCCTTTAAACCAAGCTACAAGAGATTTTCTAACGCCTGAAGTTACTGGTGAAACTTGATGTATTAAGTAACTTGGGAAAATAAGAACAGTACCTTTTTGTTTTGCGTCTGCCATTTCAGGATTTGGAACTTCCGTAAACTGAAAGTTGCCACCCTCATATTCGCTAGGGTCACTTAACTGCACAGTTATAGATAATTTTCTATCTAAACCATCATCAGCGTTCCAATCAATATCGTGATGCCAATCATAGTGACCATTCTCTGAGGCATGATATTCTGTGTATTGTATCTCTGCATTTTTATAGGCATTGACGCCGAACGCATTTTGGCATGAATGATCTACATACTGAAACAAAAGATCTCTTAACCAATCTTGATTTGTTAACCAACAAACACGACTACTTCTAATGCTGTCGTCTGCGTTGTTAAACGTGCCAGCTTTTGTTGTTTCTCCTGCAAGGTTTATAATGTTTTCCACCATGTCTTCCGACATATTCTTTTTATATAATTGCCAGTTTTGTCTCATGATGCTTGCCTTGGGAAAAAGAATAGTGCTTGATTTAATCTGTGCCGACTGTAGTTACGGTCTGCTTCTGAATAAAAATATGTATCATCATTTATAGCAGCACCATGTGGTATGCGTTTTGCGTTGAATAAAAATCCCCTATTAAATTTAGGTTCTAAATAATCAACTATTTCAAAATCTGATTTAGGTTTCCAAGGGTGTCGGTCTTCTTCTGTTTTCTTACCACCATACCTGTGAATGCTTGCGTGTTTATCAATATAAATATTTGTGCCATTAGTCTCGGCTTCATTTAAGTATACTATACAAACCCACCCATCGTCTTGGTGCGGAAACCAGAAATTATCTTCATAATTATTAAAGTCTGATTTTTTCCAACGCATAAAATTAGTATCTAAAACGTCTGACCCATCTTCTTTATAAACATCCATGTTTTGATCTTTGAGAAGCTCTACAAGTTGGTCTGTATATTTTTTTAATGTTGGTTCTTTTCTATGATGACGCAAATCAAAAAACTCATCACCATGTAAAGGATGCTCTGTCATTACTTTATTAGGTGGCCCCGACAGGATCATGTCCATAATATATGCAGGATGGTCATAAAAATTATCTATTTGGAAAGAACGATTTCCAAGTAAGTTTATTTCTTTTATATCCATTATTAAAACATACCATCGGGGGAGCTAGGCCAAGTTACTGTATTTGGAAAACCTGATTGTGCAGGAACATCCAACAAAGCCTGTCTGTATGTTATCCAAGGTGCTTTTTCTGAATCAGACATTGCTGCCCAACGTAAAGGATTAGAAAGAACAATATCTAATTGTGACAATCTAAAATCTCTATCTGCCCTAACATCTGCTGCTGCTGCTGCCTCTGCTTCCGCTGGAGTCGGGGCTACATAAGCCTCTTTGTCGTCACCGATTAACGTGAGCAATGCGCTGTTATCAATCGTCATATCAGTGTCGTCAATATCAAGCGTGTAAGGTATCCAACCTGCTTCTGGATGGTTTATTTCAACGTCAACACGACTTCCGTCTGCCGTTAAAACTTTTGCATTACGATATTCTGTTATTGGTATAGTTGTTGTCATGCGTACCTCACAAAGACCGATGTGTACATATCTATTCGGCTCAAAGCTACAGTTCCGTTATAATAACCTGTCTGCCCCATAAGACGCCAAGAACCACTCATAGTATTGTTTTTGTATCCAGCATTAACATATGCATAAGCATTAGCTTGATAAAGACCGCTTCCTGCTCTTGTAGAGTTTCCAGTTCTTTGCCCTGCACCAGACCAAAAAAGTAAAGCGTAAGAACCAACACTGTTCCAAGATGTAGTTGCGTTTCCTGTCGGACCTGTCGGTCCTCTGGGTCCAGTTGGCCCAGTTGGTCCTCTAGGCCCCGTTGGTCCTGTTGGGCCAGTCGGTCCAGTCGGTCCTGAAGGTCCTGCAGGTCCATCACTTCCAGCAGGTCCAGTTGGTCCAGTGCCTCCGTCATTACCTGCTGGTCCAGTTGGTCCTGTTGGTCCAGATAATGCAGCGTTGGTAATTGTTGCTTTTTTCCAACTAGAACTACCACCATCATAAACTGGTATTATGTCAGAACCCGATAAACTTGTTTCTGTAGACAGACCTGTTAGCGCACTAGGCAATGCTGTAGCTGTTACATCAGCACTTGCCGCTACCCCATCAAGTTTACTACCGTCCGTTGCTAGGTTTCTACCATTAATTGTTCCACCAGTAGCTAGATTGTTACTGGTGTCCTCAAATAAAAGTTTAGAAGCAGGTACGGTAACAAAAATATCTTTTTCACCAGAAGACCAACTAACAGCATTGTTACTATTAGAGCTTTCTAATATTGTAGTTCTAGCAAGAGTTGATCCAGAGGATGTAAAAGTACCAATACCAATTTCGAATTGAGTACCATCAGTACAACAGTAGTAACATGTATTACCATCTCCTACTGCTGAAAATCCTTGAAAATTTCCTGTTGCTCCCTCTAGACTGTAGGTTCCTGTTCCAGTTGTTTCAGTCGTTTCTTTTACTCTATTTGGATTTACTAGTGCCATTGTATTACCTCTAAGCTATACGTATAACTGCGTTGGAGGCGTCTGCTGTAGGAAAGATAACAGTAAAGTCACCTGCTGTCGATGCCACGTTTGAGCCAAACGAGAATACAGCTATAGCTTTATTACTAGCCGAACTATTATATATCAAAGCTCCAGCAGCCGTAATTGTCAGGTTCGCGAACACTTCATCTGCAAAGTCTACAAATGCCGTAGTTCCCGACAACGTTATTGATGCCGAATCTAGGTTTTGCCCCCCTGCACTATAGTTTGTTCCTGAAGCTTCATCTGAACTAGATGTTAATTGAGAGTAGTTAGTTGTAGCTGCTCCAAAACTTCCTGTAGGAGAAGGCTTAATTAACGCTAACTTTAGCGTGTGTGTGTCTAAATCGTGAACACCCCCAAGAAGCTCTTCCTTGAAGCTGCTGCACATTGCTGTAGTAATAGTACCCATGAGAATGTTCCTTTTGTTAAGGGCAATGTAAATGCACTAAGAGGCCAGCAATTAGCCAGCCTCTAAGTTTAAGTATAATTATGCAACGTTGTAAATAGCTGACACCAATCCTTGTGGGCGTAGAATCTTACGTCCATAGAGGTGCATACCACGTACAATGTCTGCAAATGAGTCGGGATCTCTATAGTTCTCAACTTTGTTCATTTGCTCTGCAGTTGCTACAGACTCTTGCTGTCCACCTAAGACTACACCGTAGTGTGCATCTTGGGCTAATGCGCCAGCATGAGTTGGACCATTGCCTTTGGCA